TTATGACGTCGCTGCCCTGCGTTGCTGTAAATGTGCCGGTAACAGCTGTTGAGATTGCGCCGATTGTTTCGGTGGCGTTTGTAAGAGTTATCTTTTCGCTGCCATCGGTTGTATTAATCGTGATGTAATCTTTCGCATCGGTCGATTCGATATCAAGCGCAACACTGGTGTTGTCTGGGATAGCCGTAGAGCCTGCGCTGATTTGCTGGCCGTAGTTTATAATTTTTGCATCTGCCATGACTTACTCCTACTTAGCTGTTGTTGCGTCGATACGAATAGCGCCGCCTGAAGGGGTTCCAGTTACATCGTCGGTAACAATTCTAAGGTAGCCGAGCTTCATGTTGAAGTTTATTATCGTCAAGACGTTTTGCGTAAGATTTATCGTCTGGATGTCACCAACAACCTCAGTCCCATCGTCGTCCTCAAAGACATAACGAACAACCATTTTAACGTTGGTTGATGCAGTCAGGGCGCAGACTGTGATTTTCTGGTGTTCTTGAACCTTTAGATTCAAAGGGTCTGTTTCCGCAAACGTCGCATTTGGTACAGTTGCGCGGTACTTAATAATTCTCATATCTATCTCCTCAAGGCCATATCTTCAGCCTAAGTGTTATGCTTCCATCGAAGCCGTTACAGGCGTCACTCCTGTATTCACTATTTTTCTAAGGCCCTTTGCATTCTGACCGCCCTGTTGCGGCTGCTGCTGGCCCGCTTCCATTCCCTTAAACACCGCCTGCAACGCCATTGCGTTCTGTATCGGTGTCGCCGTCGTATAGTTAAGACTAGCGTAACTTTGAAGAACTTGAAAGTCCGGGGGCACCCCTGTTTTTTCAAACGCTTCGGTAAACGCGTCTCTTACGCCGCCACGGTACTGGGCCATTCCGTTGGGGTATAGCTCATCCGTTATCTTGAGGCTTTGAGGGGTGACGCTGCCTTGCGAAAACTCAAAAGCCACCTGCTCACAGGCTCGGCCAAAGCAGGCGTTTCGCGCTCGGGCAATCTTGGCTGCGCCTGCATCCGAAAAAGATATCCGCGTCTCACCTGTTATCATGTTTGTAGAGGCTTGAACGTTTTCCTTAATAACCCCTTGGTAGAGCGCGGCAGCTTTAATTCCGCCGTTCACCGCAGCTTGGCGAATCTCCGGGGCATCATGAAGCACCTCCATGTTATCTTCGATTTTCTGAGCCAGCACTTCCGGCGATGCGATTGTAGCGAAAGCCTCAATCTCTTTTTGCGTGTCCTCTTCTTCGTTCCCCGTAGCCTTCGCCCCAATCAACCCAAGGAGGGACACCCTTTTTGAGCCAGTTAAAGCATCAAGGGGCTTAACCGAGGGGGCTCCTTTAGTGTTGCCCATCAGCCTCTTTGTCGATCTTGCGGCCCAAGTGTCGATCATCTTGGTTACACGCGACTTAATACCGTGCGCCGTAACTCGGCGTCTTACCGCGTCACCTGGAGTCGCTATGTTCCGAACCCAACGGGCTGCAAGAGCACCGGGGAGGCCGCCAAGAGCGTAACCACCTATCGTCGCAAATGACTCGGACAGGATTCCGGGATTGCGTGTCAGGTCACTGATCTCTTTCTTCGCTGCCTGAAGATACTTAAACTCCGTCCAGCTTTCACGCATCGCCTTGGATCCCGTAACCATCGCCGGAGCAGCGTCACCCAGCTCCAGCCCAATGCCCTTTGCCGTCGTGCTGTAAGTGTCAAATGCTTCAACATAGGCGTCAAAAACCTGTGAACGGGCGTATTCAGACGTGTCCTCGTTTCGTAAGTTTCTTAAAAAAGACTTAATCTTTTTACCATCGGGCTCAAGTTGCTTCGTGCCCTTATGTTTTTTCATAAACTGGGAAGCGAACTCTTTTTGCTGCTCAATTAGGGGCTTCCAGGCAGCGTTAAGGGCTTTTTGCATCGTAGCCGCTTCACCGAAAAGGTCGTCAGTTTCAAGCAACACACGGATCTTATCATAACCCGCCGTCCCGCTATCGAGGCGGCTTTGTCCCATTTTGAGATTGTCGACTTCTTTAAATATCTGCCGAGCGGTGCCCTGTAAGGAACCTGGCTTTGCCCCCTTGTTAAGCAAACCCTCGACTTGCCCCAAGTTGTACCTAACCCCCGGCTGTGGCTTAGAGCGTATTGGGGCACCTGTAGCATCCAGTAGTGTTGACGCCGCTTTTTTAGGCTTCTTCTTTGGCACCACCTCTATTGAGCCATAGTCAGGGCTGCCACGGTCGCCCCGCACCACTTTTACCTTAAGGTTTTTGTAACCCGCAGATTCAAGCTGGTCCTGGACGGACTTTGCAATGCCCTCCTGGATCTTCTGAGCTTCCTTTATCAGCCTACGTGCTGTTTGCTGCCGGGTTTTATCCCCAAGGGTGGCGGCAGCTTTTCCCAAGTCGTCGATGTAAAACTGTAGTGCATCCAGCGAGCCGTTTATTGTATCCGTTTCAACCGCAGCTTTAACCTTGGGCAGAAACAACCGGTTTTTCGCCTCGGTCATGCCCCGAGTTGTTCCCTCGACAGCACCGAAGAGGTCGCCAATCGTTTCCCTGGCGGTCACGGCTACCTTTTTTTCGACCTCATCAAAGTTTAGCAAGTCGTCCAAAAACTTAGGGTCACGGGTCTGAGCCAGCATCCCTTCGTCCATGCCCGTCATCGCCGCCGTGTACTTATCCTTAATCTCGCCAACCAGCTTGGCCAACCCTTTAGGATACTCGGTCTTAGCTTGAGACTGGAATGCCTTGGCTACCGCCGCAGGAGCCATAGAGAATGTACCCGCAAGGCCACCCCCAAGCAGCGCTGCAAAACCAATGTCGCCCACTATCTGCTCTGCGGTCTTGTCGGTACGACCAAGAAGCTCTTCGGAGAAAGTCTCGCCCGCACCGAACAAAGCACCCTCTACTGATCCGGCTGCCGCGAATCCTGGCACCGCCGCCAGCATCTTGGAGCCCCCCTCCAGCGCCTCCACACCTAGCTTTTTACCAATAGCTGACTCAGCAGCCGCAGCCGCCCGCGTTGCAAAGCCCGCTGGGCTGTAATGAACGCCCCTCTTAAGTAGACCCTTGACACCGGTAGCCGCCAACGCAGATCCACCGCCCGTAAGAAGCGCAGGCGCAAGAGCACCGCCAACTTCGCCGATGCCGCTAAGAATAGCGTTATGGTCTTCCAGCCCCTGGATTTCTTCGTCGCTGTACGCGCCCATCTTCTCAAGGGCTACATCAGACAGCCCAAAAGTAAGACCACGACCAGCAGCCAAAAGAAGCGCTTCCGCATTTCGAGAGTCATATTTCTCTTCATCAGCTCGGTGCTGTCTTTCCGAAGGTAAGTCATAGCCACCGCCTGCCCGAATAACGTCCTTAAACTCTTCGCCCTTGATTGTCCCATAGCGCCCATCGGCCAAGGCCACCGGTACGCTTGCGCCTTTTGCGAACACGTACTGCCCTGATTCGTAAGCCCCCTGGACTTCACCCTCTGGAATATCGCGCCACTCGCCGAGCGCTATGTTGAACATCTTAGGCATTACTCACCTGCCCCCAAGAGAGAGTCGATCTGCGGCTTAAACGTTTTAAGTGCCTCGTTTGTTCCCGCAGGGCCGTAATCAATGTCAAACTGGCGAGCAACGTCGCCTTTAACAAGGTAGCCCTTCTTGCCCGCAGCCCTTCGCAAGCTATCCTCAAGGTTCTGAATGAGCCGTAGACCCTTTTCCTTGTTGAGCGCTTTTATTACCGGGTTAGGTATTCGCGCCATAACAGCGGCCAAGTCTCTATCTGAGCCGCGCGCGCCGCTAAACGCCTTGTTAACAAACTGGGCTACTGCAAATCGAGCAGCCGCGTACTGCGCGGCGGTATCGGGAGAATAAGAAACTTGAGCCTCTTCACCAAAAACACCGAGAATCTGAGAAACAACGGCTTCCCCTGGGCCAAGCTCATTAAACAGGCCGCGCAAGGTTCCAATCTCGCCAAGGGCGTTTTTGAACAACTTCGCACCCTCCCCGGCTTTGCCCTTGCCCCTGCCCAGAATCTGCCCATTAATCTTTTTAAGGTCCAGCATACCCTTGGCATACTGACCCGCGAGCTTCGCCTTGAAGCCAGCAGCAACTTGCGCTTGCTTAGAACCAGGCGGAAACTTAGCTGCCAACTCATCAATACTGGCCTCCGCCGCCGATAACCCAAGCTGAATACTTGCGGCGGTAGCTACCCGCTCGTTGCCAAACTTCTGGAGCATCCGGGCATAGACGTTGTTCTTATTCTTCATCACGTCTTTATACTTACCCATTTCAGCCTTTTGAGCATCGATGTCGCGCTTGATAGCGTTATCAATAATCTTAAAGGCTGTGTTGGGAACCTTACCGCCGGACAGGCCCTCTGCAAAAGCACCGATGGCGATAGCGAATGCTGCCGCAACTTGGTTACCTGTTGAACCATAGGCCCTTTTGGGATCAATCGAGTAGCTTTTTAGGTCCGTCTCCGCGCTCGTAATTTCCCGCTCAACCTGCTCTGAAGCAAGCCGATGCCGCTCTTCCATTGCCGAGAAAGCCCTTTGCGCCCTGTCGGCCTCAACAAGCCCTAAGTCGTACTGCGCTCGAAGCTGGGTCTCTATGGGGTCAACAACAACCTCATCCTCGGCTCCCGCGTCGGCTGCTGTGTCGAGGGCGGGATCTGCCCCCGCCGTCTGGGTTTCTGCGAGCTTCGTTTCTATGTAGGCGGGCCACTCTTCTTCGGGTAGACCAGCCTTAAACGCCTCCATTTCAAACTTATCACGAAGTACTTGCTCGGCAGCCACCTGCTGCTCGCCAGCAAACTCAGCTTCCTGCGCCCTTACGCTTGCCCTTCCAGGGGAGGTTTGTTTCAAATACTCAAACTGCTCTTCTTCGCGCATCTGCGGAGTGTGTTCAATGTACTCTTCCGGGCGTTCTTTGTACCTGGGCGTAGCTTCACGCCGACGAGCATTTTCAGCCGCAAGAATCGCTGCCTCTTCTGCCCGTGCTCTAACAGACTCGTCCGAGTCTTTTCTAAGCCCAGCCCGTTGCCTAGCTTGCTCTGCATCGTAAAGTGCCGCAGGCGGGAACATTCCATCGCTCATCTTCGTATCTCCTTAACCTAAGTACCGACCGCCGCCGCTGCCCAGTGCGCTTCCGGCTGTAGCTCCTGCTATAGCACCGCCCGGACCCGCAAAAGATCCGACCACTGCACCAATAGCACCAAGTACGCCGCCAAGCACGTTGGACCAGAGCGAACCACTTGCCTGCCCTTGTTGAAACTCAAGCTGCTGCATAGCAAATGCTTTGTTTTCCGCCCTTTGCTTCCCTGATATTAAAAGCTGCTCTAGCTGGTCCCTTGCCGCCATTGCCGCTTGTCGAGCAGCCGTGTCGATTGCTGCTTCACCGCCCAGCTCTGCTTGCTGTGCCGCCCGACCAGCTTTTTGAAGCAACTCAGCGGCATTAAAGCCACCGTAGCCCATCGCCCTGCCGCGTTGCGCTTTGGAAAGTATCTCAAGCTCTTTTTCGGCCTCAACCTGCCCCTCAGTTTTAACGTCACGTTCGCCGATACCGTACAACCGCTCGGCGTAGTCATAGATCTCGTCGCCCTCTAACCCGTAATCTCGGCGGCGACGTTCTGCCGAGTCTTCTTCGTTAGCGAGATTAGTTAGGTAATCCGAATCTTGCGGCGATACTCCGTGAAGCTGCCCTCCGCCCTCCTCCCATTCACCGCTCGCATACCTGTCTTCTTCCGTTTGCTCTACCGCCTCTGCCCTATCTTCCTCGTTAGGGTCATCAGTAAGAGTCCCCATAAAACCTGACAGCGTTGGTGCTTCATAAGCCATAGTTTTCTCCGCTTAGAATTTAAGAGTCTTGCCGCGATACGCATCTGCGCTCCGGATTTGGTCACTTAGAGGTGTTCCTGGAGAGACACCGGTGTAGCCCGACACGCCCAAAGGATCACGCGGATCTTGTCGCTTCAGCTCGTTTAAAAGATCTTCCACTGTGCGAGTGCTGCCTAGTCCTCCAAATTCTAGTTGAGTGTCGGGCGTAGGGGCTAAATCAGTGGTTATCCCCTCGTAACTGGGCATAGAAACGTCAAGAGTCGTGTTGCCGAAGTCAGGGTTAAGCCCCTGGACGTCTGGGTTTACAAGTTTTTCACGAAAAGCGTCCTCATCCGGGATTTCTAACTCAGTGTCAGGGGCTTCAAACTCAGGCCCTTCGTACCCAGGCTGCATTGCAAAATGCGCCCCAAGTGCGCCCGTGGCGCTGGCGGCAGCGGTAATGAGTCCAAGCTGCTTCTCTTGCCTAGCTTGGTCTTTTTGCATTTCCAGTTGAGTCATCCCGACCTCCCTGCGAGATGTTTGGTCAGCGGCACTTTGGAGAGCGCGGCCCCTGCCCTGAATGCCCTGCACACTCCGGCCAATCTCTTGCTGCGAGATCTGCCCGATAATCTGCCGAGCAACTTGACCGGCAATCTGATCTTGAAGCATCTTCCCCTGTAGTTCAGCGCGAGCCTGTTCCCGCAAAGTATCTGCTAAAAATGCACCCGCCATTATAATGTCCTACTTGCTATAGTTTTAAACGATGTCTTCTCTGGCCGCACACCAACTTCAAGCGCGAAGCCTTCGATCTTAGCGCACTGCCCCACACCGTCCAGCTTTAAAAGCAATTGGATGCTGCGGGATTTTTGATTCGCAATATGGGAACGAAACAAGTACAAACCTGTTGGGTCGCTTGAAACCGATACCGAATCTTCTTGATTTGGGTCACCTTCTTCGCCGTCGTAATCGTTATAAACTTCAACCTCAAGAGTATGCGAGCTTACAAACTGACCTAGAACCATGTAGCGATATATGCGGTCTTTTTTCATTAAACCCGTAGGGGAAATAAAGCCAGTCGCAATCTCGGCCTTGTATTGCACCGCAGACGAGCCTGCCGCATTGACATCCCTAAAATTAGTAGTTGATTGCGTTTTAACACGGCCATCCGCAACGAGCCTCTGAAAGCTTGTGCCGTCAAAGACTTCGCCAACCTGATGAGCGCCGCTGTAATAAGCCAGCTCGTAAGTTGTCCACTGTTTGTAATAGTAGTTGTAAATGCAATAACGGTCAGTTCCACCAGGGGTGGCCTTCTGTAGCATTATGCGAACACTGTTATCAGAGTCTCGCCGTGTCATAGCGACCGCAGTGGTCGAACCAACGGTATCTTCCACCTGCGCCCCAATGTAGGCAATCGATAGATCGCGCCCAATTAAATGTATGCCTTGAGCAGTTTGGTAAAATACACCTAGAGGCGTGTCAGTATGGGCTGCACCCCCTAGCGCCCCATGCCCTCGTGCAAATAATCTGGGCTCCCCGTAACGACCTTGACCTAAAACGTCAGGCCCAGAGCCCGCTACGTAATAACCATCGTTGTTTGTAAACACCAACAAGTTGTCTAAGTTGCTTTCGACGGCAGTGATTTTTCCAGGGTCGCCAGTTAAATTGATCGAGTGGTTTAAAAGGGGAAACCCCGGGGCAACACCTTCGCGAATAACGCTTGAGGAATACGCAGAATCGTCAGTACCCGCTGAAATAAGCTTGTTTTGGTGCCGAACCAAGTCAGTGCTACACCCCGCAAAACCCGTTGCAGGCAAGTCGTTCGTGTAAAGAATGGGCCTTGATGTGATGGCTGTTTCGTCTTGAGGTAAGTCGTTATACGTCAAGTAGGATGATGTTAGCGCCGTTCTTTCTGGGACCGGCATATCTGCGACAAAATAGAAAGTAGCACCGGCATGGTCGGTTCGGTAAAGCTTGATGGTTAGGTCTTTTTTTCTTGTGAGGCTCGGAACGTAAACCAAGACCTGGATAACTGATTTACCCGAGCAAGATATTCTAAACGTGCCACCCGACCCCCCGCTTTGAACAACGGTTAGCTCGTCATTGTCAGTGTACCCTGAGCCGGTAAAGTCAGCACCGGCTATTGATACTGCCGTAATCTCCCCAGAACCGTTTGCCGTTACGTTTACTTGGCACCCTGTCCCTGAACCCGTGATGGTGGTAACTAAGGCCGGTGCTGTCGCATAACCAGTGCCGGGGGCTGTTATGGACTTAACGCCTGTAGCTTTACCAGCCGTAACTGTCTGCTCGACCATCTCAGAAGGCATTGATTGATGGAGGTTTCCCTTAGCGTCTGTCCATGAGTAGATCGCGCAGTATTTTATAACTTTGCTGTCGCTGAAGCCGCCTGTAGCTGTAGCGGTGCTAAAGCTTTCGTCGATTTTTTTAATTGCCGGGTAGTTTAAGAAGTTGTTTTCAACCACTGAATTGCCATCGTAACTATGGATAAAGCCGCCGCTGCCTAACCAAACGTTTTCAATGTCGACTGATGATAGTTTTCGAGCAGGGTCAAAATCAACCTCAAATAAGCTTACGCCAAAAATGTTATCCGGGTAATCGCCGGGACCGTAAGCCCCTGGATCATGAAAGGCGTAGCCGTAGTGACGAGAGGCACCGAACACAAATTCTGTTGCGCTATTGCGAGAAGTGACGCGCTGTGCGCCGTAAAGCAACCGGCGGTTTTCTCGGCCACCGTCAAAATCGGCAGGGTTGTTGGTTATATAATCGGAAGTAAGGCACAAAGGGGCACTGCCTGTTCTTAGTGCTCCGATTATCTCACCGTTTAGGTTTACCAAGGCAGAGTTATTGTTGAGCCCTCTACTGTTTCCAGAGGGCTCGATGGCGTCAAAATCAATGTGCAGTGCGTTGTCGTTTACCTGAGACAATACGCAGTAAATGGTGCCGTTGTATCGAAAAAAATCAGAAGTAACAGAAGTGTTAAATGCTACAACGTTTGACCCAGTTTCAATCGTGGATCCGCCTCGGTCCAACGAGTAAAGCCGTACAAAATGCTCAGGAACAATCTTGCCCTGAACACCCACGTCAGTGCTAGGCGAGTAAACTTCTACAAAGACCGCTATTGCACCTTCATCGGTGGCAGAACCGGCGGTCCCTCTTAGGAGGTGTAACGCCCCTGTGCTGCTCCCGTCAGCTAACACGTTTTGACTGGCGTGGTCTATCTTGGCGCTTAAGTCGTCTTTTATCTGAACCAAGACAACCTTGTGAGTCCCACCGGTGTCGGCAGTGTACCCCAGTATAATTGAATACTCAGATGCAGCGTTTACATCGTTTAAGCATTTTAACATTATGCCATTAGGCACCCCGGCGCTGACCTTGTTGAATGGAGCAAAATAAACGTTTGTTGTTGTTACTAAAGTAGTTGCTGACCGGGAAAGCGTGGCTCCACTTGCCGTCAGATACGACACCGTTATCGAGTTAGCGCCTGCTGTTTTGTAAGCAATGACAATAGCGTCCGCATGTGTTACGCCTAAGAATTTATCTATTTGAAAAACAGGGTAGCTTGTCCCAATTTTAATTTGCGTAGTCGTTCCAGTTTGAAACAAGTTAGACTCGGAAGATACGGCAGCGGCAGTTGTAATGCTTGTGCAATTTACCGAACGGTATCTTAAGTGGTTTTCTGACCCATCACGCTCTTGGTAAACGATAAAAATGTAGTTACCGACAACAGAGCATTGAGGCTGGGCCTGCTTATACAGGGTGGTAGCATCGGCAGCGGTGCCGGGGCTCCCCGGACCATCAATCACAATAGCCGTACTGCTTATCTCGGTTGTCTCAATAAGCCTTGACCCACTTGCAATGTGCTCAATATCCACAAACGTTTTGTAGTCACTCCCCTGAAACTCATATTCCTCCCAGACATAAACACGGACGCCGTTTTTTTCTGCAACCTGGCAGTTTCCTTGGCGCTTATCTGTCTGCACATTTTTAAATTCGTTTTTAACGGTACAAGGGACGTAGACACCGCGATCCAGTAAGCCCTCGCCGCCTGCGCCCTCCTTGATCCAAGAATACATGTTCTTGCCGTCTAGGATTAAAGTCTCGTCGCCGTACTGAGAAATGGCGACACCGGATGAAACAGTGCCCCCGCCAAACTTAGTGAGCGTCATGTTGTCGTCATGAACAAAACCACCGCGCTTAGTGAGTTGACCACGTTTCCCAAAGTCCACGTTTTTCAGGGACTTTAAGCCGTCTGGTGGCCGCGCTGAGTCTGAGGATTTCTCATCGACGCCCTTGAGCAGTGCAAACGAGAGCGTTTTCTTTTCCAGCGCCATTAAAACACCCACAAAGATGCAGTGCAGGCGGTGCCATAGCTCTGCAAGGCAAGAAATTGCGACCTGTTATTGTTCTTGGTGTCATCCACTTGAATGATTGCTTTGGCGTTTACCGAAACGACGATGTAGCCCTGGTAGTTTCGACCCAGCCCATGCTGAACATTCCGTGTCGTACTCGCGGCAAACTCGATGTTCTCGATCAAGCGTCCGGCTAACAAGCCAGTGGATTGCAGCGTGTCGGCAAACTGCTCAACCTTGTCCTGTACCCGAGTAAGTGGGTAGTCGTCGGTTCTATATCGTTCAAATTGAATCATCGTTAAACCAAGTTAATCGCGGCGTCTAGGTATGACGACGTTCCGACGTTTACATCACCAATTGCGTAGGATTCCCCAGCGTCTCGCTTACCTGCGGCTTGCTCAATTCGCTCTAGTTGCTGTTGCTTCTGCACAAGTAGCACCTGAACGTCTGATTCTTCCTTCTGAAGGCATTTAATGGCTGCATCTATAACAACATACTCTTCGTAGCCGTAAGCTACCGCAGGGGCCTTGTCGTGGACTGTCTTATCCATGTACCCTGACTCGCTTGTGGAAAACTGCAAGGGCTCCGGAACATAATGAAGCGTTGCTGTCCCTGACACGGTGGGGCTTGGGATAAATTTAATGACATTGCCCTGAATATGATAAAGCGTATTTGTTATCGTCGAAGCAATCATTCCAGGAGAGTTATACGTTGCCCTCTCTTGAAACGAGTAAGGCTTTAACCGATAGGTAATCCCACCAACGTCAAAATCAACACCGAGGGCCTTGTAAAATGTATCAGGCAAAGCAGCGCCGTTAGCTCCAGGTAAAACGTATTCTTCCGAGCTAATATAATAGTCTTCAAACTTGGTTACGAGAACATCGTGAATCTCAGCCATTGCTACATTGATATAGCTGATTACTTCGGCGTCGGAGACAAAAGCCGAGCCAATCATATCGGCTCGCTGCCGCACACGATCAACAAGGTTTTGAAGCGTTGTTAGATTCTTCGGCATACCTATCCCCTAAAGGAAAAGTGGGGGCACGTAGCCCCCACTCAATTAATCCATCATGGTTGCCAAGTCGGACATCGCACTGACGACCGCATCGGCATCATTCTCTTGGATGGCCTTGAGGAATTTCTCCCCTGCCTCCTTCTTCATCAAGCCGCTATCATCCTCTTCCGGGCCTTCTTCTTTGGCCTTTTTAAGAATCATAAGGGCAAGATTACCTTTGCCTTTCATGGCAAGCTCCTTACTTAACGCTGGTATTCTTTAGCTCTGCTTTGAACAAAAGAACCGCGTTTTCTGGCGGGTCAGTAGCTGTTGCCCCAGCGGTACAAATAATCTTAAAAGTACCGTCCGTTGAAACTGTATCCGCCGCCAAATAAGAATGTAAGTCTGTATCGTCAACCTCAACAATAGTCGCATCACCCCAAAGGAGTTTGCTGTACTTGTCTGTAGCCGCTGGAGTCGATGACCCCAGTACAATGGTGTAATCTCCGGCAGCGGTTCGGGTAATACTTCTCACCCCGATGCTAGAGCTGGCGTCAAGGGTCGGTGCCCCTGATGCGCCAATTGTCGCACGACCGTAAACGATTTTCACCGCTCGCTCGGACGATTGAACATTTTTAAAATCTCTACTCGCCATAACTCAATCTCCCTTCAGTGAGTCCGAATTATAGTGCTACGCGGCAGTTGTAACCCGGAGCGTTGCAAGCGACGTT